TCATAACTGAAGCCCCGCCTTATTCAGCGCAGCCTCCACGTCCTTACGGTTGAGCGCGACAATGTGCTGTGTACGAGCACTCTGCCTTGCCGCGTCACCAAGTAGGCCAAGTCGTTTCAGAACATAGAACAGCATTGCATACCGAACGGCGAGCACACCTTTGCCGTGGTCGAGTCCGTAATCCTTGGCGACCACTTTCTTCTGGCTCTCGGTCAAATCCGGATGCGGTCCGATGATGACATCGAAAAAATTGTTCCAAGGCCAGTCTTGCCCCTTGGGCGCGCCCGGCTTGCCCTTCCCACGCACCTCTAAAATACGCGGAAGCAGGAAATCCTTGAATTTGTTTTCAAGGTGGCAGAATGCGCGAGCATGCCAGCGGAGACCGTCAAAGCCGAAGGCATGGGGCGTTATCCGGCGCCAGATCGGATCTGGCCGCGCCTGGTTCATCGACTGATAGAAGATCTCCACCGACTGACCTTCGCGCGCCGCGTCGAGGATCCTTCGCAAAACCTCGATGTCGATATCCCGCTTGGGGGTCAGCGCGACGTCTGCGTTCGGCAGGGTTGCAATCATCGAATCGTGGGCAGGTATGGCGCCTTCTGCCACGGAGCGGAGCTGCACCAGATAGACATAAGGGTCAGGGTTGATAAAGCGCAGCACGAACTTCTCGGCGGCAACATAGCGTTTGCCGCGCGTGTCGTACTCCATGTTTCCCTGCGCGCTCTCTTGGTAGAGCGTAAGATCCTTAGATGCCTGAGGAACCGAAACGCCAAAGAAATCCACGATGTCAGCACGATTGATCGAGCCCTCCCAGAATAGGCGAAACTCAATGAATTCCAGTCGTTGACCGACACCCCAGCGCACTGGAGATCCTCCTGTGAGTGCAAAAACTATACGGTCGTCCATAGATAGCGCGTATATTTAATATACGGACAAGGCCGTTGCGTCAATCAGGAATATCCCAAGCTGCATGGCGGTGTCGGGATGCGTCCGGGAGGACCGCAAATGCGCATGCAGTGAGCGGGCGGTCCGCGCCACAGGGAGCGCTTCAGCCGGGCTGTGGCTTTATAGGGTCGTAACCGAACGCCTTCGGCAGGGACTTTGAGCACTCACGGAACGGGCTGCCGTTGCACCTCCCACTCCACCGGAAACGGCTCCATCAGCCCCGGCAGCGTCATGCCCTCCGGCTGCCGCCCATCCAGGATGGCCTCCACGATATCCGGCGCCAGCAGCGTCAGGCGAAGCAGCCGCGAGACATAGGACGAGTTGATCTTCTCGGCGGCCGCCAGTTCGTTGATCGTGCCGTAGCGGCCCGTCTCCATCTGACGCCGCCACCGGAACGCCCGGGCCAGCGCCTTGACCAGCGTGGTGTCCGCAGCCGAGGCGCCGCGGGGCGCCATGCCGCCCGGCATGAGGACCAGTTTCCGCCCACCTCGCTGCTTCCGGACCGCCAGCGGCACCCGCACGGTCAGCATCTGCGCCGCGCCGGTCACGCGGCTGCCCTCGCTGCTTCGGCGGGCGGCGTGGCCAGGTCGCGCGCCAGACTGGCCAGCCCCTCCAGCTTCAGCCGCACGTCGGCGCCGCCAGGCCCGATGTCAACCCGGTCAACCAGCAGGCGGATAATCCGCGCCTGCTCGGCCGGGAAGAGTTCCTCCCACAGCGGGTCCAGCCGCTCCAGCGCCAGCCGCGCCTCATCCTCCGTCATGTCCGGCGCCGAGACCCGTGCTGCGCGCCAGGCGCCAAGCACCACCTCCGGCTGGCGCAGCAGCCCGCGGACCTGAGCAATGACCGCGCCTTCGATCTCGGCGGCGGAGATGCGCGCGATGGCCGGCCCGTCCGCGGCGCTGCCTTTCAGCACCGACTGGCTCACGTAGTAGCGGTATTGCTGGCCGCGGCGTCCCCGCGCGTGGGTGGGCGACATGGCACGACCGTCGCTGCCGAAGATCAGCCCGCGCAGCAACGAAGGCGTCTGGCATCGCGTGCGGTTGGCGCGGGTCCGCGGGCTGATCGTCAGCAGGGCGTGGGCCGCGTCCCACATCGCCTGGGGCACGATGGCGGCATGCTCGCCCGGGTGCGATTTCCCCTTGTGCATAGCCTCGCCGAGATAGGTGCGGTTGCTCAGCACCCGATAGACATCGCTCTTGGTGAACGCGCGGCCGCGCTTCGTGGTGGCGCCCTCGGCGCGCAGGGCCTGGACCAGCTTCGTGCCGGATTCCGTCTCGACGAACCCCTCGAAGATGCGCCGCACCAGCGCGGCCTCGGCGTCGTTCACCAGCAGCTTGCGATCGCGCGCGTCGTAGCCAAGCGGCACGAAGCCGCCCATCCAGATCCCGCGGGCCCGCGACGCCGCCACCTTGTCGCGGATGCGCTCACCGATCACCTCCCGTTCGAACTGGGCGAAGCTGAGCAGGATGTTCAGCGTGAGCCGGCCCATGCTGGTGGTCGTGTTGAACGACTGCGTCACCGAGACGAAGGTGACGTTGTTCGCGTCGAACACCTCCACCAGCTTGGCGAAGTCCATCAGCGCGCGCGACAGTCGGTCGATCTTGTAGACCACCACCACGTCGATCAGCCCGCGCTCGATATCGGCCAGGAGGCGCCGCAGCGCCGGACGTTCCAGTGTCCCGCCAGAAACGCCGCCGTCGTCGTAGCGGTCGCGGACCAGCACCCAGCCCTCCGACCGCTGGCTGGTGATGTAGGCTTCGCAGGCCTCGCGCTGCGCATCGAGCGAGTTGAACTCCATGTCGAGCCCTTCCTCGCTGGACTTGCGCGTGTACACGGCGGCGCGGACTTTCCTGACCGTGGCTGGCATGGCGACGTCGGTGGCGGGCTTGCGCTTCATGCCGAGCCCCTCCGGTTCTTCAGGCCAAAGAACAGCCAGCCATTCCAGCGCGTGCCGGTGATGGCGCGAGCGATGGACGAAAGCGACTGGTAGGGGCGGCCCTGATACTCGTAGCCGTCGTGCAGCACCGTCACGCTGTGCTCGACGCCCTGGTACTCGCGGATCAGCCGCGTGCCGGTGATCGGCTTATCGTCGCCGCGGATGCGCCGCAGGACGGGATTGCCGCCGTCGAGTTGCTCGCCCAGGGCTTCGAGGCGCTGAATCGTCTCGGGCTTCAGGCCGCCATAGGCCAGTTCCTGGATGCGGTAGGCCAGGCGGCTCTCCAGGAAGCGCCGGTTGTAGGGCGGCGGCTCGGCGGCGAAGAGTTCCCGCCACTGCTGCTTCAGGTCCGGCGTGGGGGCGGTCTTCAACGCGGCCAGCCGGCCCAGCACGTCGGCCGGCGGGATGGCGGGGATGGTCGGCGCCGGCGGGGTGCCGGCTTTGGCTTTGGTGGCGCGTGTCATGCGGGTCTCCGGTTGGTCCGGTTCGCATGCAGGCGCTGGGGTGCCGGCAAGTGTAGGCCGCGCTCTCCCTCGTCAGCGGCCTCGCGCGCAGCTTCCTCGGCAGCGCGGCTGCGCAGCCGCACGAGGCCGGCGGCCAGGATGCTGCAGACCTCGCGGAGGTGCGGTGGGAGGTGGGGATTGGCCGCAGGGCGGAGGGGTTCGCTTGCCACCCCCACCATTTACCCAGGCAGGCGGGAATCCGTCTCACCGGGTGCAGAATCGATTCGACAGGCGCACGCCTGGGTTGATAGAACGCATGGCGAACACATTGCGCGGAGTCCAGGTTGGCGAAGAATGTCAGGAACTTTGTAAATCGCGCATTCATGCGCACAGTAGATCTCGATCTGCTCCAGGAGCTTCTGGCGCCGTATGCCGCCGAACTGAAGTTCGACTGGAATACTCTGCCGGCCGACGAGGCTGAACGGAGAGATGCGCTCTTCATCCTGTTCAAGGATGGCGGAGAAGATTTTCCCGATGCGCTCCTGGATGCTTTGCACTGCATCCTGACCCTGTCCACTCCGAATGGCGCGCGTGCCCTGCAGGAGATTGCGGACGAGAAAGGGGTTGCGCTCGTCCCGGAGAGCGAACTCGCTGCGCCGGGCGACGGCAAGCATCTGACACCGCGGCATCTCGCGCTTCGGGCCTACCTTCGCCACCCCGGCATCTTTGAGCGCGCGGTTCACCGCCAGGCGTTCTTCGCCGCCTCTCCACTGCGCCTCGTGGGGGCCCGCCGCGGCGTCGTTGTGCTGAACGAGAATGCCGCGGCCCAGGGCGCCTTCAAGGCGGCCTGCTCGGTATTCTTCGCAAAACGGTACCTGGGACGGATCTGCGATATCCATTGGTACCCGGAAGCGGGCCTCATCAACGTCCTGATCGAGCACGGCATGAACGCCGTGACCACCACCGTCGAGGAGGAAGGCGAGCAGAAGGTCAGAACCATCCGCGAGATGACGCTGGACGCCATCAGCTTTGATCCAAGGACAGGGCACATCAAGGTCAATGCGCGAAGCCTTGTCGAACGCCGCGAGCTGGTGCGGCTGTTCGCCACCTACCTTCTTGCCGATCCTGACTTCTTCGCCGGACCAGGGAGCGATCGGCTTTACACGCTTGCGCCCATTCGGTCTGGCGGTGCGCCGTGGAAATTTAAGAATGATTGGGACGAGGACCTGAAGGAGGTGTTTGTAAAGCAGGTCGATGTCGACGAGGCAGAGGAGGGACATACCGGGCGCGGCGGCTCGCCGTGGTCGCTCAGCATGCGCGACACGGAGAATGCGCTGGCGCGGCTCTATGAGATGGTGCCAGACATCGATCTTGGCGTGCCGCGAATCGAGACAATCAAGCTGTTGCTCCGCTTCGAGGTCGATGGCCGGAAGCGCGATGTCCTCGTGACCATTCGCCCGAATAATGTGGCCAGCTTCCGCGACCACATGTTTGAGGCACGTATCTTCCAGCATCTGCGCGAGAACGGCTTTGTCCAGTCACCTCCAGCTCTCCCAGCTGTTGCTTCGGCAGCTTGACCGGCATCCAATCCGTGCCCTGCCGGAAGCCGAACTAGCGCCGTTTGGAGAGGCGTTCGGCGCCTTTCGGCAGGCGGGCATGCTGCGGTATCGACGGCAGGAAGATGACCTCGATCTCTGCCGCACCGACTTCAGTGACAATGGCGAACTCGTCATCGAAGGAACCACCGCGGGTGGGCATCGCTGGCTCGACATAGACTTTGGTGCAGTCGGGGCCCAGGCGCGCCGCGTCGCAGGCTTGGCAGGCCCGCCGCTCGAGCGGCTCTCCGACCGCGTCCTCCACCTCGGTCAGCTGCCTGGCGACGTCCATCGCAGGGCCTTCTATCTCGTCAGGCTTTTTGGCGATGCCAATGCCCTCAACATAGCTCTGGCGTTGAAGGGCCGGAGCAGCGGGACACGACCGGTCATCGTGACGCCTGTGGCGCGCGAGCTCGCGCTCGATGTTGGCCGACGGCTGGAGCTGGAAGGCATTCCCGTCGTCGCCGCGATCGGGCTGCTGGACGAGGAGGCCACCGTGCCCGTCGCCCTGCGCCTGACCGAAGCGGGAATTCCAGAGCAGCGCCCGCCCGATGCTCTCGAAATCGACGAGCACGCGGGCACGGCGCTCTTCCATCGCCAACCGCTTGACTTGGAACCGCGGCATTTCCGCGTGCTCGTCGCCTTGGGCCGCGAGGCCAGCACCGACTGCGGGATCGTGCCCGCGGACGCGCTCCTTGAGGAACTCGCCAAGAGCAAGGATCAAGACCGGCAGCCACAACAGGAGCAGGTCGCGGTGTCGATCAGCCGCATTCGCGCTGCGCTCCGCTCCGCCGCGGGTACATCCGCGGACAGCAAAGGGCATATGGTTCGGAATGACCGTCAGGGCGGCTACGCGCTGACGATCGAGAAGCGCAGGGTATTCGTCGACTGAGGGTTAGCTGCCCGCGCCAGCCTGGCCGATAGACTACCGATAGGAACCGATAGGCTGTCGAAAGGCCAGGACGCGCGCCGTCCACGAGGCTGTCCCCATCGCCACCCGATGGACAGGACCAGCCGATGCCCTTCACCCCCACCCGCGCCGAAACCAATGCCCTGCAGCGTAGCGCCGACCGCGTCGCCCTGCGCATTATCCGCACCTGCCGGATCCCCCGCCATGAGCAGGAAGATCTCCGCCAGGACCTGCTGACGGACCTCTTCGCCCGGCTGAAGGGCTTCGATCCGGCCCGCGGCGAGCTCGGCGCCTTCGCCGGCGCCTGCTTCGACCACCGTGCCATCCGCCTCACCGAGCGCATCCTGCGCGGCCGCGCCACCATGGCGCCGATCTCGCTGGATGACCCTCAGCCCGGCGGCGAGGGCCTGACCATCGGCGATGCCGTCACCGAGGCGGATGGCTATGCCGCCTGGCTGGGCCAGCCGACCGACGCCTTCGCGGCGGTGGAACGCCGCATCGACCTCGACCGCGCGCTGGGCACCCTGCCAGCCGAGACCCTCCCCCTCTGCGCCGAACTGACCGAGCGCTCCCCGCACGAGCTGGCCAAGGCCAGCCCAACGTCGCGCGCCACCCTCTACCGCCACCTCCGCGAGCTGCGGCTCCGCCTGCTCGTCGCCGGCATCCCGGCGGCGGCGTGAGACGGATTCGCGGGAGGCTGGGTAATACTCAATATGGACAGCACGATCACTGGCTTCCGCACCGCGGAGCCGCCGCTCACCGAGACGATGTTCTGCACCTGGTTCGGCTCCGCCGTGCCTGGCGATCGCATCGTCTATCACCGCGGCTTCCTGGCGGTCGACGCCTCGCCGCTCACTTCGACGGTGCCGGACGCCGAGCGTCGCGCTCTTCTGCGCGTCGCCGAACGCGCCCTGCAGCTGGCCGAGGATGGGTTGGTGCACCTCGTCCAGCGCCGCATCGGCGAGGGTGACTTCACCTACCTCGCTATCGCCCGGCCGCGCGCCCGAAGCCGTGCTGGCACGCTGGCCTCGGTCCTGGCGGCGGCCAAGCCGACGAGCATCGCGGCGTGACGGCACCCACCCCTGACGCGGGTGGCGCGCCTAGCACCCACTCCATCGCCCCCAACCAGGAGAACGGCATGACGCCGCGGACCCCGCTTGACCATCTGCGTGAGAAACTCTGGCTGAAGATGCTGCCCGACAGCATCGACGTGCCAACCGGCCCGGGCGGCAGCCCGGTCATTACCAAGCCGGTCGCGCAGGCGACGGTGGACGACGTGGCCTTCGCCGCCGAGGCGCTGTTCCGCCAGTCCGTCGCCCTGCATCGCAAGGCCGAAGCGCTGCGGCAGATCCACGACCTGGCGCGCCGCGCCGGTGCCGTCGGCGCCGTCAACGCGACGGCCGCCGCTGCCCGCATGGTGGATGTTGCGGAATGAGCGCGCCGTTCGCGCAGGTGCCGGGGCGCGGCTTCCGGATCATCACTGCCGACGAGCGCCAGGCTGAGCCTCGCGGCGTTAAGGCCTGCATCTTCGGAGGGAGCGGCCAGGGCAAGACCAGCCTGCTCTGGACCCTGCTCGCCAGCACCACGCTCTTCATGGACCTGGAGGCGGGTGATCTCGCGGTCGAGGGCTGGGGCGGCGACACGATCCGCCCGCGGACCTGGCAGGAATGCCGCGACTTCGCCGCCTTCATCGGCGGGCCGAACCCGGCGCTGCGTGATGAACAGCCCTATTCCCCGGCGCATTACGCCGCTGTCTGCGAGCAGTTCGGCGATCCCGCGCTGCTCACCCGCTACGAGACGGTGTTCATCGACAGCATCACTGTCGCGGGCCGGCTCTGCTTCCAGTGGTGCCGCGGTCAGCCCGAGGCCTTCGCCGAGAAAACCGGCAAGTCAGACATCCGCGGTGCCTACGGTCTGCACGGACGCGAGATGATCGCCTGGCTGACGCACCTGCAGCACACGCGCGGCAAAAATATCATCTTCGTCGGGATCCTCGACGAGAAGCTCGACGACTTCAACCGCAAGGTCTTCGTGCCGCAGATCGACGGCAGCAAGACCGGTCTCGAGCTGCCCGGCATCGTCGATGAGGTGCTCACGCTGGCGGCGATCAAGGATGAAGCCGGCGCGCTCCGCCGCTCGCTGATCTGCCAGACACTGAATCCCTGGGGCTATCCCGCGAAGGACCGCAGCGGCCGGCTCGACCTGGTCGAGGAGCCGCATCTCGGCCGGCTGTTCGACAAGATTCGCGGCCCCGCGCGCCCTGTCGCCGAACGGCTCGCATTGCCGCCGCCACCGCTCGCGCTGGCCGCCCCCTCCGACACCCCGAACGCCTGAACCGAGGAGATCCCGCATGGCTTCCTGGAATGACTACAACGACGCCTCGCAGAACCCGAACCTCATCCCCAAGGGCACCATCGCCAAGGTGCGCCTGACGATCCGCCCCGGCGGCTTCGACGATCCGAGCCAGGGCTGGACGGGCGGCTACGCCACGCGCGGCAGCACCGGCGCCGTCTATCTGAACGGCGAGTTCACCGTGCTGGAGGGCCCCTACGCGAAGCGGAAGATCTTCACGCTGGTCGGCCTCTACAGCCCGAAAGGCCCGGACTGGGGGAATATGGGCCGCAGCTTTGTGCGCGGCATGCTGAACTCCGCCCGCGGGATCTCCGATAAGGACGCCTCGCCGCAGGCCCAGGCCGCGCGCCGCATTGGCGGCTTCGCGGACCTCGAGGGGCTGGAGTTCCTCGCCAAGATCGACACCGGCACTGACGCCAACGGCGAGCCGAAGAACGAAATCCGTATGGCGGTCACGCCGGACCACCGGGCCTATGCCACGGCGATGGGGCCGCACGCGGGCGCGTCCGGGCCCGCCTACGCGCCGCCGGCGCAGACCTATGCTCCGCCGCCCGCGGCCCCGACGCAGGGCGCCTTCCCTGCCGCCGTGCCGCGCACCCCGCCGGCGGCTGAAGCCGACAATCGCCCCGCCTGGGCGCGCTGAGGGAGGGCCGCACCAGCATGATGCTCCGCCCTCGCCAGAAGCTCTTCGTCGAGCGCAGCCTTCGTGCGCTCGGCCAGCACGGGAACACCCTCGGCGTCGCCCCGACCGGCGCCGGCAAGACGATCATGCTGTCGGCGGCGGTGGGCGAGCATATCGGCAGCAGCGCCGCCAAGGCTGCCGTCCTCGCCCATCGGGATGAGCTGACAGCGCAAAACCTGGCGAAGTTCCGCCGCGTGAACCCCGACATCTCCACCTCGGTGGTGGATGCCGGCCAGAAATCCTGGGGCGGCCAGGTCACCTTCGCCATGGTGCCGACGCTGACGCGCCCGGCGAACCTGGAGGCGATGCCGGCCCTGGACCTGCTGGTGATCGACGAGGCGCACCACGCCGTCGCGGCCAGCTATCGCCGGATCATCGATCGCGCGCTGCAGCGCAATCCCGAATGCCGGATCTATGGCGTCACGGCGACGCCGAACCGCGGCGACAAGATCGGGCTGCGCCAGGTCTTCTCGAACGTCGCCGACCAGATCCGGCTTGGCGAGCTGATCGCCTCTGGCCATCTGGTGCCGCCGCGCACCTTCATCATCGATGTCGGCGTGCAGGATGAGCTGCGCGCGGTGCGGCGCAGCGGCGAAGAATTCGACATGGGCGAGGTCGCCCGCGTGATGGACACGGTGCCGGTCACCGACGCCGTGGTGAAGCATTGGCAGGAGAAGGCTGGCGGCCGCCAGACCGTGGCGTTCTGCTCCACCGTCGCCCATGCCGAACACGTTGCAGCCGCCTTCAACGCCGCCGGCGTCCCCACCGTAATGGTCACCGGCGACACTCCGGACGCCGAGCGACGGTCCGTCCTGGCCGCCTATGCTAGGGGCGAGGCGCGCATCGTCGTGAATGTCGCGGTGCTGACCGAGGGCTGGGATCACCCGCCCACCTCCTGCGTCATCCTTCTGCGGCCGAGCTCCTTCAAGTGCACCATGATCCAGATGGTCGGGCGCGGGCTGCGCACCGTCGATCCGGTCGAGCATCCCGGCATCGTCAAGCGCGACTGCATCGTGCTCGACTTCGGCACCTCCTCGCAGATCCACGGCTGCCTGGAGCAGGACGTCGATCTCGACAGCCAGCCCGGCGAAGGTGAGCCGCCGACCAAGACCTGCCCCTCCTGCGAGGCGGAGGTACCGATCGCCGTAATGGAGTGCCCCATCTGCGGGCACGCGTTCGAGCCCCGCGGGCGCGAGACGGCGCCGCTCACCGACTTCATCATGACGGAGATCGATCTCCTCCGGCGCTCTGCCTTCCAGTGGTGCGACCTGTTCGGCGATGACGCCGCACTGCTGGCCAATGGGTTCAACGGCTGGGCCGGCATCTTCTTTCTGAACGGCGCCTGGCACGCGATCGGCGGCGCTAAGGAGGAGCGGCCGCGCCTGCTGTCCATCGGGGAGCGGCTGGTGGCGCTCGCCGCCGCGGATGACTGGCTGAACACCTACGAGACCGACGAGAGCGCCCACAAAAGCCGGCGCTGGCTGCGTGAGCCGCCGACCGAGCGGCAGCTGATCCACCTGCCCCCGGCGGTCCGGGCCGATCTCGGCATGACCCGGTACCAGGCCTCGGCGCTGCTGACCTTCAAGTTCAACCGCCAGGCCATCCAGCATCTCGTGCGCAGCGCCCAGCCCGCAGCGCTGGGAGAGGCTGCATGATCGATGGCCCGCTCCCCGGAACCGCCCTGCGCCGTCTGCTCCCGCCCGGCGCGTGGCTTTGGCTGGTTCGACCCGGCGCCGCGGAAGAAGCCGCGTCCCTCGGTCTCCTTCTGCTGCATCGCCTGCCAGGGCTTCTGGTCGCGCTTGGCGGGGAGGTCGTCCGCCATGGTTGACCTCACTGAGCAGGAGAAGGCCGCGATGCGCGCCGCCATGCGCCGTGTCGCGGAGACGATGGCCGAGATCGGCTGGGGCACCCGCTTCCAGGAGCTGAGCGAGGCGCAGGTGCTCACCCTCATCGAGGTCGCCGTCGGCGGCTTCCAGGAGGCGATGCAGGCGATCGCCCGGCATGACGCGGCGGCGGAGGTGCCCTTCTGATGCTCGACTTCAACAGCCGCAGCCAGACCTCAACGCATGTGAATGCCGCCATCGACGCGGCGCTGGTCGCCTCCAATCAGGCAGCGCCGCCGCGCAGCTACCTGGGTGGGTCGCGCCTCGGTCATGCCTGCGAGCGGGCGCTGCAATTCGAGTTCGTGAAGGCCCCGAAGGACGAAGGCGCCGACTTCGACGGCCGCCTGCTCCGCATCTTCGGGATCGGCCACGCGCTGGAGGATGTCGCAGTCGCCTGGCTGCGGGCCGCCGGCTTCGATCTCTACACCCGCCGCGGCGGGGGCGAGGATGGCGAGCAGTTCGGCTTCTCGGTCGCCAGCGGTCGTATCCGTGGCCATGTCGATGGCGTCTTTGCAGGCGGCCCCACCATCCCCGGCATGGCGTTCCCCGCGCTGTGGGAATGCAAGACCATGAACGCCAAGGTCTGGCGCGAGACGTCGAGCAAGGGTGTCGCGGCAGCCAAACCGATCTATGCGGCGCAGATCGCGGTCTACCAGGCGTATATGGACGCCAGTGTCCCGGGCGTGGCGGAAAATCCGGCGCTGTTCACCGCCATCAACAAGGACACGGCGGAGCTGCACCACGAGCTGGTGCCGTTCAACGCCGAGCTGGCGCAGCGCATGTCGGACCGGGCCGTGCGCATCCTGGCCGCGACGGATGCCGGCGAGTTGCTGCCCCGCGTTGCCGCCCAGGCCGATCACTTCGAGTGCCGCTTCTGCCCCTGGGCCAAGCGCTGCTGGGCGCTGCCTGCATGACAGCATGGGGCGACTTCAACGATGCCGCGCCGCTGCCGGAGGATAGCGCGAGCGAGATTCCCACCGGTGGGCAGATCGCCCTCGATCGACTTCCCGGTGCTGGGCAGCCGATGCCGGCGGCGGCTGGGCCCATCGCGCCGGACATCGAGCAGATCGCCGCCTTCCTCGACGTGGTGTTCGGCTATTGCGACGGGCTGATCCCGGTCCGCGGCTTCGTCGACCAGGGCCAAGGCCTCGACACCAAGCCGCACAACATCTGGGTGCCGGCCGATCGGCACGCCGCCGCGTCTCTCGGCGCGTATGCCACCTGGGCCGCGCGCGAAGGCAGCGCCGTCTATGTCATCCCAGGCACCGTCGCCGAGCAGGGCCAGGCTCGCGCCGAGCATGTGCTGCAGATGCAGACCGTGGTGGTCGACCTCGATGCCGGCGACATCGCAGCCAAGCTGGCGCATCTGGTCCACCACCTGGGCCCGCCCACCCTCCTGGTCGAAAGCGGCGGCCGCACCGCCGAGGGTGCCGCCAAGCTGCATGCTTGGTGGCGGCTCACCGAGCCGGCCGAGGGCGACGACCTGGCGCGCCTCTGCACGCTGCGGGGCGAGATCGCGGAGAAAGTCGGTGGCGACCTGCACTTCCGCTCCGCGTACCAGCCGATCCGCGTGCCCGGGACGATCCACCAGAAGCACGGCGTGCAGCGGCGCGTCACGATCCGGGAGCACCGACCCAGGGTCGAGGTCGAGCTCCCCGACTTCGCCGCGGCAGTGGCGGCCATGCCCACCATGCCGGGGCTCGCGGCGCCCACCGCCGCCCCAGGCGCCACCCGCCCCGGCCTCGATGCGGTCCTGACCACGCCGGTGCGGGAAGCCGCCCAGGACGCATGGACGCGCTTCCAGGGCGCCAGCGCGGCCATTGGGCACTTCGTTCGCATGGTCCACGAGGGCCGTATCACCGGCGACGAGGGCTGGGAGGCGATCTGCCAGTACAATGCCGCCTGCCTCCGCCCGGCCTGGCCGCTGGACCGGCTCAAGACAGAGGCTGACGCGATCTGGGCCCTGCACGTCGACCGCAACGGGCAGCCCCTGCTCCGCGCCGCGCCGCCGCCGCCCGGCGCCATCGCCGCGCACACCCTGGGCGCGCTGCTGGACGACACCTCGCCGATGCCCGACGACCTAATTGGGCCGCGCCTGCTGACCCCGGGCGGGATGCTGGTGCTCGGCGGGGCGCCGAAGGTTGGCAAATCCGACTTCCTGATCAGCCTGCTGGTGCACGCCGCCGCCGGCGCCACATTCCTGCGCTTCACCGCGCCGCGCCCGCTACGGGTGTTCTATCTCCAGGCCGAGATCCAGTACCACTACCTGCGCGAGCGGCTGCAGCAGCTGCGGCTCGACTCCGCGATCGTGGCCCGGGCCCGCGACACTCTCGTCGTCACCCCCAAACTGCGCATGTTGCTCGATGACCAGGGCGTGCCCCTCGTGGCCGCAGCAATCCGCGCCGCTTTCCCGGATGCGCCGCCGGACATCATCTGCATGGACCCCATCCGCAACCTGTTTGACGGCGGGCCCGCGGGCGAAGGGGAGAACGACAACGGCGCGATGATGTTCTTCCTGCAGAGCCGCGTGGAAGCACTGCGCGACCAGGTCGCCCCTGAGGCGGGCATCATCCTCGCCCACCACACGAAGAAGCTCAGCAAGCAGCAGGTGAAGGACGATCCCTTCCTGTCGCTCTCCGGCGCCAGCGCACTGCGCGGCTACTACACTTCCGGCGCCATCCTGTTCCGCCCCGACGAGGAGCAGACTGAGCGCGAGCTGCATGTCGAGCTCCGCAACGGGCCCGGCCTAGCAGGCTGCTGA